ATCTTCCGCGCTCTGGTCGTACATATACTCCTTCACCGTCGCGCTGGCGGTAGCAGACATCCACGCGGGGTTTATTATGTCCATGTCGCCCTTATCCACCCGGTTTACTGGAGCCCCGCTGGCGTTTCTGTCTATTGAGATCAGCTCTATGGCCCCCGCCGGCATGGTCTGTTCTACCCCGGCGGCCAGGGTTATGCTGGTCTTCACAACATTAACCAGTGGGTTCAGCTCGACCAGAGCACGCATGCCTTCGTTCAGGTTGGCCAGGTGCTCAGCTGCAGCCCACCGGGTGTTAGCGGTGTCGGACAGTAGTTCCTCGACATCGTTTATCAGTGTGTCAACAGCAGTGGCCATGTTACGGGTCCTTCAAGGTTACCGTGCTCTCTGGTACGGCTAATGTTACGTCGTCGGCGAAGGGGCTGCCCCCTCCGTACAGCCTGACTGAATCTGCGGGCGTAGCGAGCACAGCTGAGCTGGCCGGCACCCGCAGGGTTACCGTGGACTCCGCAGACAGTATAGTCCCGGCGACGGGGGCGGGGCCGTCCCCCCACGTCCACGGTAGGAACCAGCGGAACATGGGTTAGGCCGGGTCTACGGCCGAGACCGGGTCCCCTGCCGTGGTTGTGATGGCCGCGGTCCACGAGCTCGTGGCGTCGTTCTCCTTGTACACCGTCATAGTACCCCCGGCGATTACGACCTTGTTACGACTGGCGCGGAGGGCCTGCCGCACGGTGCGGACCGTCGCGGAGCCGGAGTCGGTACCGGCCGCCATGTCCCTGTCGAGGATGGCGTCTGCGATGGCGGTGCGCTCGGAGGCAGTCAGCACCACCCCGTCGGTACCGGTGTCGGCGAGGATGGCGTCGAGGATAAGATCGAGCCGTCCGCCGTCCGCCCAGTCAGTCTGCAGGGCGTTGGTGTCGATGAGGATAGCCGCCGTGTCCGCTTTGATGGCCGCTATATCCGCGGCCAGATCCGCGCCAGCTGGGGTTCCCAGCTTCGGCTGCATGTCCGCTGTGTCCGCCAGAATGGAGGCAGTTTCAGCCTTCACCGCCGCTATATCCGCAGAGACGTCCGCGGCAGGGGTGCCCAGCTTGGGCTGCATGTCCGCGGTGTCCGCCAGAATCGACGCGGTCTCTGCCTTCACGGCGGCTATGTCCGCGGATATGTCGGTCCCGGCTGGGGTGCCGAGCTTCGGCTGCATATCGGCCGTATCCGTTAGGATGGCCCCCGTGTCCGTCTTGACGGCCGCTATATCAGCGGCGATGTTCGCAGCCGGCGTTCCTAGCTTCGGCTGCATGTCCGCGGTGTCTACCAATATGGCGGCGGAGTCGCTCTTGACGGCTGCGATGTCCGCTGCGAGGTCAGTGGCCGGGGTGCCGAGCTTCGGCTGCATATCGGCAGTGTCCGTCAGGATGGCCGCCGAGTCGCTCTTCACTGCAGCAATGTCCGCCGCGAGATCGACAGCTGGGGTGCCAAGCTTGGCAAGCTGCGTAGAGTTCGCGTCTATCTCCTGCCGAACCTGCACGGCGGTCGGGGCGTCCCCGAGGGCGGCTATGATCTCGACGGTATCGCCTACAGCCATGGTGAAGACGCCCGGGTCTGCGGCGAGGGTAACCTCCTTTGTGCTGCCAACGTAGGAGGCGACCTTGCCAACCGCCTTCTGCTCGGCGGTGGTCTGGTCCGTCACAACGACAACGGCGTTGTTGTACGCGCTGTCGTCAGCACTACCTGCGGTCAGGGTAAACACCGTCTGGCTGGTGAGAGTGGCGATAGTCGTGCTCTGCAGGAGCTGCGGCGGGGTGCCGCCGGCGCCGGTGGTCCACGCGGCGTCGCCTCGGTCGCGAATGGCCTCGAGGGAATCCGTAGCCCCGTCGAACGTAGCGCCCTTGATGTCGGTCAGGTGGGTGCCGTTGGCGTCGACGACTGATTTCACGGCGGCGACGTCGGCGGCGAGGTTAGTCACTGGAGTCCCGAGCTTGGGCTGCATGTCGGCAGTGTCCGTAAGGATGGCCCCGGTGTCCGTCTTGACTGCGGCTATATCAGCTGCCAGGTCGGCCGCCGGGGTACCCAGCTTGGGCTGCATATCGGCAGTGTCCGTTAGGATGGCGGCTGAGTCGCTCTTAACGGCGGCTATATCGGCAGATATGCTCGCACCAGCAGGAGTGCCGAGCTTTGGCTGCATGTCGGCAGTGTCGGTCAGTATGGCGGCGGTGTCCGTCTTGACGGCAGCTATGTCAGCCGGCAGGTTCGCCGCGTCGAGCTCGGCGAGCCGCGCCTCGGTGACGACGCTGGCGAGAGCGGCGTTATCGGTGCCGCGCATGTCAGTGTTGGTGGTGGTCGTATCGACGAGGTTGATGTCAGTACCGGCAAGGTCTACCACGGTAGCGGGGTTCTCGATATTGCCCCAGTTGATCCCCGCAGTGCCGCCGGCGGTAACATCGAGCGTGTTGCCCATAGTGATCTTGGGCCGGTACAACTCGAAGGTACGCGTCACTGGAGCCATAGCCGCCTCCGTGATGTGCAGCACCACCTCTTCCGAATCGTTACCAGCGCCAATCGTCATGTCCTCGTCGAGCAGCAGCGAGTAGACCCCCGGCATATTCGTGGCGTCCACCTCCGTTATCGTCGGGGTCGTGTACGCGACAGCTGCGCCACCGTTACGAGCGCGGTACACCGTAAAGCTGGTCAGCCCGGTCTCGCGGGTCTTCAAATCTGTAGCGTCGACGGCAACGAAGTAAATGACCTGATCGGTTACACCTGACGGTATTCTCACTGCAATACACCTCCGAGCCGCGCGGCCCGTGCTTGTCCTACGCCTCTATCCATGGTCTGCGTCGTAGCCAGCAGCTCCGTAGACGTCGGTGCGCCGCCAGACGGCGCGACAATGGACACCAGCTTGTAGCATAGCCTCGACACCGAAGTCGTCGAGGTAAAGTCCATCGCCTGCGCGCCCGCCGTGGCCTTCTCGGCCCACGAGCAGTACAGCGACCCGTAGTTCCCAGATACGTCTATGATCTCGTTCTGCGTCGTTGTCGATGTAGTCGTTGAAGCGCCGGTAAGGCTAATCCCCCAAAACGCCAGCGCGGTCGCATTGTCGCCGACTGTCGTAATGCTATCCGAGTGCTGCGTGCCGCCGCTTACGTTCGCGGTCTCGCTGCCCTCAGCCGTAGCGTCCAGCGCTCCCTGGTCTGCGTCATAGACCTCGACGAAGCACCACATGAACCGCTGACAGCTGCCCGTCGTCGAGACATCGATCTGGTACGTCCCCGAGCCGGGCAGGTCCGCTTCAAGTATCTCAAACAGCTCTCCGACGCTGGAGTATGGCGACTCTATCGCCAGCTGATCCGTCCCTATGCGCTTTATCTTGCCATTCGCAAGAGACAGATTCACACCGGCGGCGTCAAAGACGATTGTCGAGACGCCATTGTCGTTCGGGTCCGTGTTATCCTTCGACCCGTTGAACAAGAACAGCCGCCGGTTCGCATTACCCGTCAGGGTGATGTTCGCAGAGCCGCTAGATACGCTGCCAGTATTGATGCTGACTGCGTTCGCGGTAACGACTGTCGGGTTCGCTGCCATCTCTACTCGTAGACGGACGGATAAATGCGTACATTCCCTCGCGATACCACGAAGGGTTTACTCGTCCCGTCAATAACAGCGAGGTCGTATTTTGCCTCGTCAAAATTCCACCCGCCGACGACGGAGCCTGGTATATCCAGCATCACGTAGCCGCTCGCATCGACAGTAAGGTAGTCAGTAACCAGCGCAGTGAATAGAATAGCGGACGTTTCGGTCTCCTTCATGAGGAGCTTGGCCGTGTACCCAGTCAGGTCAACAGCGTTTCCGCTGCCGTCCACCACGTTGAACTTATGCTGGTACGTCGAATCGTCGTAGATATCGAGATTGACCTTGGTTACCGGGTTCGCCATTACAGGCCTCCATACCTGACGGTGCGGGTTACGCCCTTGGTATACTCAGCGTCAGCGCGCGCTGCCGCAGGGCCGATGGCGTTCTCGAACCGAATACGCCGTGTGTGGGCCTCCGAGTGGTTCGTCCACTTCTTGTCAGGGATGTCGTACACGAGGGCAAGCGTACCGTGGATGAGCGCATCTAGGTGCTCCAGCACTACCTTGTCGTCAATATCGGTCGCGTCCAGCGTGGGTATCAGGGCCACGGTAACGAGCAGGTCCTCGTACCCCATGGTCTGCGGGGTTGGGATTAGCCGGAACTGGTTAGTACCTTCGCCGCGGATATACTTCGGGGAGCCTTGCACAGTACGCCAATCCGAGTAGAGTTCAGCCAACTGCTGCGAGGTCTTCGGCAGGAGCTTATCCTTGCCGTCGATCTCCCCCATGAGGATGTCAGAGACCTCGGTCCCAGCCGGAGGAGTAACGGTGTAAATGGAGGTGCCGCTGTCAGTATCAATAGCGGCCAGGTCCTTCCGCCACGCGCGGGTGCGCCGGCAGAACTCCCTGGCCGCATCAACGAAGAACAGGTTGAGCAAGTAATCCGGTGCCTCCATCGCGTGAATGCGTACGCGGGGCAGCAGCGACGCGATGGTTGCCATTGTCGGTTACTCCTCTTCCTCGCCCTCTTCTTCCTGGAAACGTTCCCATGCGGCGATCACTTCGTCCTTGCTGACCTTGACGCCGGCGAACGAGGACACGACATTGACGCGGGGGACGCCGTCGCCGGTAAACGCGTCGTCGTCATCGGCTTCGACGATCTGTTCGATAGCGGTGCGGATGGCCTCGCCTCGATCGAACTCAGGAGCGGGGTCTTCCACCTCGCGGTCTTCACCGACGGGGATGCAGCCTGCCAGCATCAGTTCGTCGCTGATCTCATCCGGCAGAGTCTTCGGCACGCCGGCTTCGAGCGAGACGACGTGGCCTTTGGTAGTGCGGACAGTAACGTCGCGCAGGGATTTCCATTTAGTTGGCATGGTTTACCTCGTAGGTAGTAGAGAACGGCCCGGGTTACCCCGGGCCTGACAGGTTAGTCCTGGTTCTCGTTGGCGCGACCCGCACGTACGTACGATACGACCAGTCGGCCAGCCCCGGCAGTTGGGGCGGCGCCAGCACCAGTCCAGGTCATGGTGATCTTCTTGCCCTGGCCCAGCTTGGTACCGTCCGGGCCCAGCGCAGTCAGCGCGGCGGACTGTGCGTTGACGGCGTTGGCATACCGGTTGGCGGAGTCAGTGTCCCCCACGTTGATGGAGTCCGACGTGGCGGAGTTAAACGCGGTAGTGATGACGATGTGGCCGTCAATTACGATCGCGTCGGATGGCAGCCCAAGGACGTCCTTGGCGGTGCCAGATACGAAGTCACTGTACGTGAAATCGATTATGGCTACCAGCGGATACTGCCGTTCAGCGGTATTGATGGACATGGTATATAAAGCTCCTATGCTTCGAAGGGCCCCCGCCGAAGCGGGGGCTACCGGTTAGATGGCAGTGTCGATGCACAGCACCCCGAAGTCCTCGTTCGCGCCGGAGAGTACCGACGGGAACACTGGCTTCTTCATGCCGATGATCTTGCCGACCGCGATGGCCTGCTGGTTGCCGTAGTCCTTGCCTTCCTCGTCCCACATGGGCGGGCCGATGTCGGCAAAGCCGAGTGCCTGCGCACCGCAGAGCAGTACGCGCTGGCCGTCTACGGTGCCGCCGGAACCCCACTTGCTGCCGGAAGCAGACTGAGAGGTGTTGTACACGTGGCGGTGCTCATGGATGATGAGGCCATCCTGAGTTACCACGGCACCGGTGAACAGCGCGTTCTTCGGGCCGCGGTTGCCTGCGTTACGCAGGTTGGCCAGATAGTCCGCATCCAGCTTGAGCTTGGCGATGCCCTGCGGGGTCATGAAGACGTGGAAGTACTCCATGCCGCCCGGGCCCTTGATGCCGCGGATGTACTGAGTCTTCGCGTACGCCTTGGCCTCGACGAGCATCTTGTAGCTCGGGGTGTCGGTGGCGGCTACAGCAGAGGTATCACCTGCCTCGAGCGTACCGGACGACGCATTCCAGCGACGGTGGCGGTTGGTGCTCGGAGCCGTTACATCAGCAGCGAAGTCGAGATCAACCAGCTGACTGGTGGAACTGCGGGGCGGGCCGTTGTTCTTGTTGGCGAAACTTACGCCAGACAGGCACAGGAATGCCATCTGGTCGATTCGATCGCCGAGCCAGTAGGCGAGCATGTCCTTGGAAGCGTCGCGGAAATTGACGACGGTCTTCTGATCAGCCATGCGACCCTTGTGACGGTTGGCGTTACGGAGCTGGTCGATCTGGATGACCTGATCGTAAGCCTTGATCGCCTCTTCGTTGCCGTCCAACTGGTTGTCGCCGGCAACACCGTCGCCTTCGAGCTCGGCGAGCAGAGTGATGACAGCGCGGGTACCCTTCTCGGATCTGGTCAGCTCGGTAATACGCTGAATCATCGAGTTGGGGCCCTTGCCCATGAACTGGCTGGTGAAGGAAGCGTCACGCGCCTGGCGCCACAGCATGCGAGACCATACGGTCTTCTGCTCAGTGGTCAAGGCGTTAAAGTTAGTCTGTGCCAATGGGTATCCCTCCTATATTGGCAATACAAAGTCAGTTTACTTACAACTGAGCGTAACGCTGCCCTGCGAAAAGTTGTGTGGTGCCTGTGGTCGCTGGCCCTTAGCGTCTACCTGAATCACCGGTAGCTGGCGAATATGGCACTGATAGTAGCCACTGTGTACGTGGGGCTGCAAAAAGAAACCCCCGCCGGCTCTCGGCGGGGGTACGTCACTGGCGAGGTGTTACAGGAAGTCCCCGCGCAACTCCGCCAGCTTCGAGGCCGGCAGGCTGGCGAACTCGTCCTCCGACATATTCGCCAACTCGGCCAGCCCTTGTTCTTCGGCCGGTTTGCCGACGCCCTTGGTTGAGGGAGGCTGCTTCGCGGCGGCCTTCTTGTTGCGCGCCACGTTGGGTTTCTTGGCTGCGGGCTTGCCTTTGCCCGCAGCCTTGGGCTCCGGCGGAGCCTCGCCGTCGTCAGCATTGCCGCCCTTCGGAACCAACCCTTCTGCGAGCGCCATCTTACGCGCCAGGGTGCCGAGTGCTTCGGCATGAGAGATGCCGCGCTTCTCCGCGAGCGCAGGAACCAGCGCGGTGATCTCCTCCACCAGCGCCTCGTCAAACACGTCGCTGTTCGGGTCAAACTCAGCGAACTCGTTCTCCAGTTCCTTGCCCACGTTGAGGTACTCCATCTGCTCGCGGGTGTAGTTCGCGGCCTGTTCCACCGTTGGGGCAGCCTTGGCCTTGAACAGCTCGAGCTCGGCGGCACGAATCTCGGCGCGTACGGCCTGGGCCTTCTCCACCTCTCCGTCAAGGATCAGCTCGGCATACTCCTTGTCCTTGGCGTCGAAATCGAACTCAGGTTCCCCCGGCTCGTCGCCGTCTTTACCGCCCCTGGCCAGCTGCAGCTCCGCCTCCAGCTGGCGGGCTCTGGCCTCGGCAGCCTTCATGCGGTTGTTTACCTCGTCGAACCGCTGCTTGGGGATACGCTGGTTCTGGTTTACGTGCCTGCGTCGATCTTCCTTCGTTTCTTCGGCGGTCTCGTCGTTTTCCGTTTCATCGGTTTGTGCATCATCGCCATTATCTCCTTCGTCGGTGCCTTCTTCTTCCTCAGCGCCTTCTTCCTCAGCGCCCTCTTCTTCTTCCTCAGCGCCTTCTTCCTCAGCGCCTTCTTCCTCAGCGCCTTCTTCCTCAGCGCCTTCTTCCTCGGGGGGCTCTAACGAATCACCGCGGTCGAGCCCTTCGAAGTCCTCGTCCTCGGTATCTCGGTCGCCACCGAGGCCGTAGTCAAAATCTTCGGGCAGGTCTTGCTTGTTGTCATCTTCTGGCATGGTAGTGCTCCTTTGTTTTACGTGGCGTGGCCACGGTCATTTAGAACGCAGAGTTATTTCTGCGGTCGGGCATTGCCCTGACGGGCGAAGGCAGCGGCAAGGTTCGCGGAGCGATCCTTGTCTGCCGTCACCGTCTTGGCGGTGGTAGTATAGGCCGTCTCCGCGGCCCTTGCACGGGTGTGGAAGCGGGCGAGCTCAAGTTTGTTCTGCAGGTTGTCGCGCGCCTTCTGGAAGTCCGCCATGAGGGCAGCCTGTTTCATCTGCATCTCCATAGCGAAGCGCTGCGGGTCAGACTCTGCCTGCTTGGCCTGCGCGGTAGCGTAGTTCTCCGCCGCCTCAGACATGAGCTTCTCGACCTTGGCCTGCATCTCCCGCAGCTCCAGCTCGGTCTGCTGCATCATCATCTCCTGCTGCCACTGCAGCATCTGCAGCTCTTCCTGAGTCGGGTCACCGAGCCCCTGTCGGTCCCGAACACGCTCGGCGATCTTCATCTTGTTCGGCAGGTTACTCGACTCAATGATTACGTCGTCGGGTATCTCCACCCCAACCTCACGCAGCTGCAGCGCTTCGGCGAATGTGGTGTCCATTACGCTATCGCGGGCAGGAGCGGAACTGACCGTTACGCTGTACTCTCCTATAGTCAGGTCGTTGAATATCGACCCATCCTCCCGTGGCTCGTTAACGACCAGCTCCCTTACCCCCCTCTCCGGATCGCCATAGTCAACGACCTGCAGGACGCGGGTGTCGTCGTAGTACTGCTGCACGAGGTCGAGAATGTTCTTCGCCAGGATCTTGCGCGTGTAGGCGAGGTTGTCGAACGGCACCTGCATGTGGACCATGCCGATGCTCTTATTCTCTCGGAGCGTTACCCCCGAGACCTCCATGGTATCGGGGGACATGAGCCCGGCGGTACCGGATATTTCGCGGATGGAGGCTTTTGCCTTGTCCGCAGCATGCGCCAGACCCGTTGGGATCTGGTTCGGCTGGATCTTGTCGATGTCATCCTTGGTCCCGTTGTACTCGAGGACGAGGCCGGTCTCGGCCCCGCGCTCGGCCAGCTCCTCGACGGTCATATTGACCAACGACCCGGATTTGACCTTGTACCCGCTGTTCGCCGTCGTGTTTATCACGTGCAGTTCCTGCGAGTCGGTCTTGTTCAACTTCTCCTGCGGGCTGATGAGGTTGCGCACGACGCCGAACGGTTTACCGCGCCGGAAGTAGGGGAAGTAGGGCACCACGGTGAAGTTCTTGTACGGGGACCACTCATCGTGCATGGTGATGTGGTCTACCGAAGCGGTCCACCGGATACGCGACGTTGGTTTCCGCACGATGCTCATACCGAGCTCAGCCGCCATGGCCGCCCTGCGTTCTTTCGGGATGCTAGACGAAATCATCCGCATATCGCCAGTCTCGTCATCGACGAAGAACTCAGCCATGGTGACCCGGCGGTGCTGGCGCTCGATGAGCCGCAGGCTGCGGATACGTTTGTTGTCTACGTCCTCGAAGGCCGTGAACCACGGGGCGTCGCCGAAGGTGTTCTCCTCCCAGCGTACGGAGTCGTAGCCAAACGTCTCGAAGCCGCTGGATGCGTAGGCCTCGACTTCCTTCCTCTTGTCCTCGCCGTATAGTAGCTCAATGTCGTCGAGAGACACCCACTTGGCTACGGTCACTTCTTTCCACTCGTCGGGGTGGTACCCCTTCGCGTCCGGGTCGAGGACGACCGTCGTCGGGTCGATGTCGGTAATCCGTACCTCGCCGCGCAGGTGGTCGCTCCAGTCCATGCGTACGTCGAAGTACCCGCGCTCCTGAATGAGCCCGTCGCCGAAGACCTGTGTCTCCTTGTGGCTGAACATGTTGTTCTCGAGGATCTGGTCGACCAGCTGGGACAACGCGTCGGCCGTCTCTGCCACTGCGTTCTTGCGGGGTTTGAACACGACGTCTGCGCGCGAAGCCGTCTGCGTGCCCAGCATGCCGTTGACCGTGGACAGAACGAGGTTCGTCTCCAGCGCCGGGCGGCCCTCCGCCTCGAGCTGGCGCCGTAGCGTGTCCTCCCACTGACCGCCGCCGCCTACGTAGAAGCGATCGCACTTCTTGGCGAACTCGACGTATTCGTCGTGCCCAGCGTTACGGCCGCGCAGATACGCTCTCCAGTTCTCTTCGGCGGTCTTATACGTCTTGGCGTTCTCGTCGAGAACCTTCGCGTTAGCGTGCTCCATCCAGAATCCCTTGCTTGGTTACCTGCCCGTGTGTCCGAACCCGCCGGTGCCGCGGTCGGTGTCCTCATCAATACAGTCCACCGTCTCGAAGACAGCTTTGTAGACCGGAGCAAGTATCGCCTGCGCAATGCGGTCGCCTGGTCGAACCTTGTAAGGTTCGTCACTGGCGTTGTACAGCAGCGCATGAATCTCCCCTCGGTACCCGTGGTCGATGGTACCGGGAGAGTTGAGCACTGTAATCCCGCTTTTATACGCCAGCCCTGAGCGGGGCCGCAACTGGATCTCGAACCCGTACGGTATCGCCATCCTCACCCCTGTGGGTATGAGCCGCCTCTCGCGCGGCGGCACAGAGATGAGAGACACGGAGTACAGGTCGAACCCGGCGTCGCCATTACGGGCGTACTGAAGGGGCCGGCAGCCAACCTCTTCATAGCCTTCGCAGTATTCAATCTCGAGGCTAACGGGGGTCATCGCAGCCTCCTACTATATCGCGGCGGAAATCACACACTGGCGGATGAACGCGCGAGGTCTTCTCGAACCGAACGAATCGTGGTCCGTACTCCGGGTCGTCGCTGAACAGGGGCGCGTACTCGGGCCATGGCTCGTAGGGGTCCGACTCTTCGAACTGAGCACTACGGGCGTAGTACAGAGCCGTGTCGGTGGCGGGGTCGTACGAGTGCTCCTCGACGTAGATGTGCCCAAACATCTGGGTGTACGCTGGGTCGTTGCAGAACGGGGTGTCCACGATGAGGACCCCGACGCGGTCGGTGGCGGCCGGGTCGATGAAGTCGTACGTTCTCTCGAACACGCTGTTGGCGATGGGGTACACCTCACCGTCTACGCCGATGGCGAGCCAATCCCCCGCGTCAGCGCGGGCCGGGCCGTGCGTGGTAACGACTATGGTCTCCTCCTCGAGCTGCGACACCCGAATGGGGATGGGCCGTTTAACGGCGACCTCATACCTCAGATTCTGGAGCTCAGGGGACGTGCTCTCAATAACGGGGGTGGGGGAGGGTGTAGGGGTGTTTGTCATAGTATGCACCATAGGGTAAATGCCGCGGCGGCGAACGCCAGCGCGGATGGAAGCCACGAGCCCGCGCCGGGCGGCCTCGTTGCGGGGTAGTATTTGTACATGCGGGGGTCCTTTAGCTGCATGGCTTTAAGAGGTCAGGAAATGGCGCTTGCGCTCCGTGCCGAGCCTGCTCAGCTTGTCGCGCCAGCTATGTCGTTTTTTGTGGACGGTGGGGAGGTGCGGGGCAGGCATGTCCTGCAGCATCAGCCCGATCCACGCCAGCGCGTCAACGGCGTCGTCGTGCTTCCCATTGGGGAACTGCAGCAGCTCCTGCATCAGCGCATCGACCCAGTCCTTGTCGCGCGGGAACCACACCTTCCCCTGCGCCATACGGCCCTGGATGGCCCGCGCGCGTGACTCCTTGTCGCGCCGGCCCGGGGGGAGCTCCTTGATGTTCATCTCGTAGAGCCGCTCCTCCTGAATACGCTTCTCGAGGTACGGCCCGATGGCGAGCTGTATCTGCCCCTTTTCTATGCCCATCGTGCGGGGGTTGTACCGGCGCTGAACGCGCAGCATCTGCTCCACAATCTCGAACGAGTTCCAACGACCCCGCCGCATGTCGACAAGCCACAGGTTGTCCTCCTTGTCCAGCGCAGCGGTGATGCCCACAGTATAGTCGTTCCGCTCGTTCTTACCAATAGCGAAGTCCCACGTGGTGTAGTAGACGCACTCCTCGGGCACCGGGCCGTTGTACCACTCGACCATGTCACGCTGGAAGTAACCCCCCTCGTCCGGGGTGGGCTGCTGCTGGTACAGCGCGGCCCAGTACCTCGGGCCGACCGAGTTGCGGATGCGCTCGTAGGCCTCCTCGTCGTAGCGCTCAGGGTGCAGGGCCTCGCCCTTACGCCGGTACTTCTCGTCCTCCAGAGCGATGGCCGGGTAGCGCACGATCTCCCACTGGTCCGCCTTCGGGTCTTTCTCGGCCAGCTCTTCGAGCGTGCCGCTCAGGTCGTCGAACGCCCAGCGTGTCTGTACGATGCACACCCCACCGCCGGGGGCGAGGCGGGTGTAGGCCGTCGACCGGTACCAATCGTAGATCGCCTGCTTCGTCGTGGCGCTCTCCGCCTCAGTAGCGTTCTTGATTGGATCATCGATTAAAAGACAGTTAGAAGCGGAGATGCGGTCGAGGAAAAAGTTGTGCGCCTCCTCGACCTCGAAGTCGACGACCGAGAGCGCCTCCTCTACTCGCTGGAGGCGCTCAATTCGGGAATAGGTGACCTCGTGTGGTGATGTATATGGCACGCGTGGCAAACCGGCACGAGGTTGCCCGTAACGTTGTTCTCCTTGTCCTCGTCCCTGTGGTGTACGGACGTTGCCGGCTCCCCGCATGCTGCGCACGGCGGTTTCGCGGCCATGATCTCTGCCCGCAGCCGTTTGAACTCCGGTGGATACGACCGCGGGGCCCGTTTCCCGTGCTCTATACTTCTCCCCCTCCGGCTCTCGTAGTAGCACTCTCGAGAACAAAACGGCTGAGTCGTCCGTTCGGAAGTGGCCTGCGATTTCCTGCGCACGAACTCCTTCGAGCACTGCGTGCAGGTAAGAGTCACCGACGTGAACCGGTGGTGCGACTCCCCTTTGTAGGTCTTCGAGCGGTGCTTGCCGTAGCAGGCTTTTGAACAGAACTCGGGTTGCCCTTGTGCCACTCGACGCTGGTGAGCTGCCTTCGCGCGTCGAAACTTTGTCCCACACTCTGCACAGCTTAACTCGACACTGTTCATAAGTGACTTTAACTTCTGCGAGCAGGCGTTTGAACAGGTATGGCGCAGCTCCTCGCAGGCCTTCTTGGCCGCGTGGAACTTGTGCGGGCTCTTCCAGAACACCGTCCCACACACCGGGCACTCGGCGTACAGCCTCGTCAGGAACGGTATGGCCTCGATCTTCTCCTTCGAGAGTAACAACTCTCTCGCCTTCTCGGAGCTCATCCACTCTGCGGTAGACGGGGACTCCCCCTTCGAAACCAACGCATAGCGGGTGTTCCCCGGTAACCTGGATTGTTCTTCCCCCGACGGTGAGGTTGTAGTAGTGGTCTGAGACTCGGACTGATGCTGCATGAATGTTCCTCCAAACAAGGTTTCCCCCACTATAGGCCAAAACCCTGGGAGGCTGCAACCCCTCAACTATGTCATTTACCAGTGAATATATGGGGCGAGGACCCAGTTCGGTGGGTACGATTACCGCGGGCGATGCGCAACTCGCGCCCTTACCGGTTATGGCGCCGCCCACGCCGGCGGGCAAATATCCGCCCGACTTGTTGAGCCGCCAGCCCTCGACGCCCTTGTTGTCCTTGTCAATCGACACCCCGTCGAACGTCGCGGTGAACAGCTCGCCCATGACGATGGAGCGAACCTTGCGCGAGAAGTCATTCGCCAGGTCGGCGGAGTACGACGTGCTGATGATCTCGAGCGTAGGATTACGCCCGAGGAACCACGCCGGGAAGTTCACCGACACCAGCTCGCTGTTGTGCGTCGGTATGAACCCGTCCCCGGCGAGGAACATCCTGTTCGGCGAGTCCACCTGAATGCAGATCGTGTCCGCCCGGGACTCCATCTTCTCGAACCGCAGGTACCGCCCCCGACGCTCCTCTGCCGCGTTGCGGCAGTACCGCAGCTTACGCGGGAGCCTCGCCGAGTTCTTCCTGTAGAACCGCACGCGGTAGCGCGCGCCGCAGTCCTTGCCGTTGTACACCGCTCGCCCCTCGCGCAGGCTGGCCTTGACCCCGAGGCTCAGCGCCAGCTCACGCACTGAGGCCGCCAGCGGGTACTGCATGCTCACGAACTCGATGTGCCCCCGGTGGTCGACGTGGCCGTCGCTGTCGATCAGCCCCTGCAGCAACGCCTCGCGCTGCCGGATACTGGCCCGCATGTACACGTTCGGGATGTGCTTGCACCCCAACAGGTTCATCTCCTTGAGGCGGCGGTGCAGCTTGGGCAGCCCGAACCGTATCGGGTCAGCGTGGTCCGTCAGCGTCTGCCCCGCCTCCTCGAGCAGCCGGCGCAGCTCGTCGATGTCCTCCTCTCCGATACAGATACGCGCCTGTTTCGTGTCCCCATCCCCGAGCCACAGCCCGAGAACGTAGGGGTCGATCGGCAACGGACGCTGCGGCAGGCGCAACGGACCCTGCGTGTCCACCTTCGGCCGGCGTATCTGCGAGCGCTCAGCCAGCCATCTGGTCGTCCTGATGCTGCGCGCGTCGCGGTGCCCGCGCAGCTGGACGACCCACTCGTGCTCCGCATCCGCGTACACGAACGAGCCGTCGTTGGTCTCCACCTTGTATATCTCGCGGTCGTAGAACACCTCCGACACCGCGACCACGCGGCAGACGGCGCCGCACTCGTCGAACACCTCGTCCCCCGGCTGCAGCTCACCGATGGGGGTGAACCCACGGGGGGTTGGGATTGGCGTGTCTACGACCAGCGCCTTACCGGCACGAGGCGGCATCTGAATCATCAGCCGCGGGCTCTTGCCCTCGAGGATGTCCTTCTCGAACTTCTCCAGCCGTCGGCAGATGTCCTTGTGCACCCACCCCGGCATGTACGACGGGTTGTTCCGTATAACGAACGGCAGTAGGTGGCGTCGGGTCAGCTCTCGGGCAGCCAGTTCCCGCTCCACGGCGTTGGCTTCGACCTTCTTACGCTGCTCCAGGTCCTCGACTACCTTCTCTACCTTCTCGCGTACCTGCTGGGTACGGATCTTCGGTTTCTCGAGGGTGACGGTGCTGCGTGCTACGGGGGAGCCGTCCTTCTCACGCATGGATACGGCGGAGGCTGCGTTCGCACAAGGTCGGCAACGGGCTTCGCGGGCGCCTGCGCGCTTCTCCTCTGGCACCCACACCTCGCAGGCGGTGCACCGGAAATAGCCGTCCCTCCCCTCGTTGGGGTCATTCTGGTTCGGGTTCGACATCTATGGGTTCCGGCTCCTGGAGCGAAGAACTCAGCACTTCGAACTCAGCGCTAAGGGCTTCGGACTGGCCTTCTGCGATCGGAGGGGGTGAGCCGACGAGTTTCATCAGCTCAGAGGTCGGGAGCGTGGCCAGCCGTTCGGCGGTCAGATCCCGGCGGTTCACGTTGATCTCCACCTTCTCAGCAGCGTAGTGACCGAGCAGCTTCGCAATTTCGCGCCACGCCATGATGACCTCGGTGGCGGTAGCGCACATGGGGAGTGCGTCGAGCATGCCCTGAACGGCGTCGGTCCTCGTGATCTCGAGCTTCGCTGCCGTGAGCTTCGCAGCTTCGGACATAGCGGTTCGGACCTTGGGGTGCGCCTCCATGCGACGTATGGCCTTCTGGAGGTTCCCTTCGCTCAGACCGGCGAATTTGCCGGCAGCTGTCTTGTTCAATCCCTGAGCACGCGCCTCTACGTAGAGTCGCTGTGCGTCGGTCAGCCCTACGCAGGCTTCGGCGAGGCTGGTCTTGGCCAGCTGAATGTCACGTGAATCCATGAGTGGATTGTAGTATGCACCGTTTTGGGGCTGCGAGCGGGTAATATCGGCCCGCCGAGCGCGGCCACCGATTTCAAAAATGAAATTCCGGCAGAATAGAATTTCATTTTTGAAATCGAGATTGCAAAATGCAATTCAGGCGATTTCAAAAATGAAATTTTCGTGAAAAAATGGTGTACACCCACTCACGAACATCCCCCCGTCCCTGCTCCACCACCCACCCTCCCCGGTACCTTTCCACCTCGGCGTCTCGGAAACTCAAAACCAAACCCCCCGGACTGGGCCCCGCTGAAGCTCAGAGCTCAGTGCTACGCGCCTTGTGCCCGCTGCGCGGGCACGAGCTGAGCGAGTGTTCACAACCAACCGAGAGGATTCAGACATGGACTACACCAACGACATTCGCAACTGCTCCACCCCCGCTGAGCTCTTCGAGCTCCAGGATCACATCGAGAGCGCAGCCTTCGAGCTGCACTCGGAGTTCGTAGTAACGGGCGACCCTAGGGTCGCCGCAGCCCTTCAGCTCGCGACCAGCGCGCTGGAGGAGCTGGCCGCGCGCCTGGAGGGGTACGAGCCGCCCGCCACGGGCGACATCCCGTTCTAAACAACTTAGCTCGTGCCGGCTTCGCCGGCACGAGCTAAGTCCCTGATTCCAACTAACTGAGAGGAAATGGATATGAGTAAATATATCGACGCAGTCATAGACGCGGCCTTGAACCACGCTGACGCGTGTGTCCAAGACGCATGGGAGAAAGCTCTAGGGGCTGCAGAGGACGGCCGCGGGGACGTGGAGGAGCTTGAGCTCCTCGCGCAGCGGGTCGAGGAAGAGCTCGACGAACTTGCGGAGCGGCTAAACCGCCTCCGCAAATAACCCACTTAGCTCGTGCCGGCTCCGCCGGCACGAGCTAAGTCCCTGATTCCAACAACCTGAGAGGACTAGATCATGAGCAAGTACGCTGTTATGTACGAAGAACAGGACGGCGAAGTCGTCCTATACACCCACGACGAGGCCGAGGACGGCCCCGTCGAGCAGGCTTTCGAGGAACTAACGGGCGTGGAGGCCCAGATCGTTCCGATGCCGGGGGAAGGATAGCCCGGCACCTCGGCTCTGCCCCCTCCGGGGGCACGAGCTGAGGGTGTGATTCTAACCAACCGAGAGGAAATAGCCATGAGCATCATCGACGAAAATATCATCCGCCCGAGTTCGCCCCTGAAGGCGGTAGACCTGTACCAATACCTGGACGAGGCCGCCCTGAAGTGGCCCGCGGAGTACAACACCCACCCGGAAATCGGGGAGTTCCACCTCCAGCAGGTCAGCATCATGCGGTCCGACGGCAGCCTCGTCCCCGCGGAGGTGCTGTTTATTGAGGGGCTGGACTTCGTAGTCCGCGAGCCCCGTAAGCTCCCCATGGCGCGGGGAGTGAGGTTCCGCATCTACCCCGATGGCGAGGTCGTCCACGAGGACGACTTCGCCGAGAGGGAGGGGCCTGACTACGAGGAAGTGGTCGTCCCGGTCGAGGTAGTTGAGTACTTGAGTAGGGGTAATTGAGGTCTTAGAAATCAAGTACTTAGGGCCCAGAGCTAAGGGCTCAGGGCGTTCACGTTATGAACACTTAAGGAGACACGCATGAAGATAGTCGCATATCTGTTCGCATACACGCTGCTGATGAAGCTCATCGGCAGCGTGGCGATACTGACGGGCGGGGTAGAGTACATCCCCGCCATTGCCGTGGCAACAGCAGGCCTCGTGGCAGGGATAGCCGCAATGAACCGACTATAACTACTTGTGCCCCCTCACGGGGGCACGAGTTCTGCTTATGAATCAATAAGTGGAGAAAGAATATGTGCATTCATGTGGTTAATAAAAAGCGTGGGGGTAAAGGCGAATATATAGGTCGCCCGAGCCCCTTGGGTAATCCGTTCGCGATAGGGCGTGATGGCGATCGAGAAGAAGTAATCGCCAAGTATAGGGGGTGGATCAGGCAAAAGATCCGCGCCAAAGACCCGCAAGTATGCGGGGAGCTCAATCGCCTATACAAGCTCGCGAAAGCGGGCGAATTAAGCCTGGTATGCTGGTGCGCCCCGCTGGCATGTCATGGAGATGTGGTGAGAGAAATCTTGGAGGAAAAATTATGAATGGCCTAACCTGCCCGCACTGCGGAGCCCCCGAAACAAACGAATCCGGGGATTCACTACTGATCCGCGCATACAAAGTCTTTGAAAACGGCAAATGGTTCAGCCACTGCCTGGTATGCGCCGGATATGTCACCAAGACCGGGGAACTGACCGGCGCAAAATACGAAACATGCACCGGAGGATGGTTCTAATGAGCGAAGAAATCAAAAAACTCATCGACCAGCTCCCAAACGATCAAGAAATCAACCCTGACGAAGGGCTGCTCACGCCGCATGAAAAGCGGTATCAACTCATCAAACAAATCGCAGAGAGGAAACAAGATGAAACAACGCGCTGAATTCATGTCCACCGCCCTTCGCACCGAAATGAAGGGCAAACCTCGCAGCCATGCGGTGTGCAAAGCCATCGCAAACGTCTTTCGCCCCGGGAAAACCGCCAAGGACCGGGCAAACCGAATGGCTACACCCAAAAAATAACCCAACCGGCTCAGCCCCCTCACGGGGGCACGAGCTCAACCCATGACAATACCGTCACAACCAACAACGGAGTAATCATCATGCCTTACACCATCGACACCATCCGCAACATGCCCCAGGACCAGCTGGACCTCATCGGCTTCCAGCTGTCCAGCAAGGTAACGTGGAAGATCCTCAAACCAGCATTCCAGCTGGCCCGCACCGACACCCAGGTCGCAGAAGCCAGCGGCATCGACGGTCTGAACGACCATCTGGCGAAACTGGCCCAGATGGAGGCCGAAAACGAGTTCTTCGAAACCACCGGGTTGGGAGACTCCACCGCCGACCCCCGCAAAGAGATCGCAAGCTGGCTGGCAGTCCGCCAGATTCTGGTAGAACGTGGCGTGAAAGTGCAACCGTTCGTCGAGAACTTCAAGTTCTTGATCAATCGGGCGGCAACGGACATGCCCACCGAAGCAGACATGGAGCGGCTCGCAGAGCTCTCCGGCATCAGCAAAGACGAGGTCGAAAAGACCTACAAAATGAAGGCCGGACGCAACGCAGGCCGCACCATCCGGGATTGCGAAGGTGCAATGGAGGTAATCAACAGCATCGCCCCCGACGACACCCATGACCCGGCTGACCTCGATGAGGTGGTCAACGAAGCCATCGCGGCCAGCAAGAAATCCGCAATCATCATGGCCAACAGCGTCGAAGACGCCATGGCCAACGCCATCTTCCTGAAAGCCATGGAGGAAGGCGTAGCATAACATCCTCTCGGCAGCCCATGCTGCCTTTCACAATCCCTCGGGCCCTTGCGGGCTCGAGGGATTTTTCTTACACTCCGCAACGAAGCGGGCCGAACATTGGGGTGCTAACAATGGCAAAACACAAAAAACTAAAAATGTACCAATTCCGAGTATCGATAGGGAATCACCCGCGTACCCACTTCTACGCAATCAGTGGATACGACTACGCCAGCCCCGAAGAAGCGCATGCAGCGGGAAGGCTTCACGCGCAACAGCGAGGGCACAACCCGAGAAAATGTACCATACTCGTCAACGACAG